GCAGAAACTCTGGGGAAGAATGAACTACAACCAACTAGCAGAGTATGTTGACTACATTAAGAACATACCCGCAGGAAGAGAAGCACAGCAGGAAACTAAAACTGAGAGAACAGTCCTTAAGAACTGTATCGAAGACAAGAACGCTCTAGTTAAAATCAATCCAAAGGTAGACAGTAAGAAACAGAGACGTGTTCAATGTTCAGTTAAAATGAGCGACCTAATCAAGGCACGCATACCTTACAAACAGACAGTAATTAGAGAGACAGTTCACTCACCTAGTCGCAAATTCAATTGTAACTAATTGTTTCAATTCGCAGATATATCCACACTAAGCACACATTACCCTTTATAATAGAGGTATACAAACAAACATTTACATCACATTAGATTATGTTAATTGAAAGATTCGTTGAAGTTCCCAACACAAACATACAGGAACCAGTTCTAGCAAGTCAGTTCGCAGACGAACTATGCTTAAGTATCGCAGATGACTACGGATATGCCGAGGTCGTATGGTATGCCCTAAATGGCAAACGTGTAGTAGAGGGGTCATATGGTAACCCTGCTCTAGTAGGGGGTGTATAAGATGTCCTTTTTTAAACACGTTCAATTACACAAATACGATCTTACAGACAAAGGTGTTTCTCAGGCATGCTATGACGAGATCGTTGCATCAGGTAACAACTCATCTGAAGCACAGTTGAGAGTCCTTGCTGATCACATGCGTGAAGAGTTCAAGGACTACATGCGACCACTCTTCTCATAGGGGGGGGTCACATGGATACGGGGTTATATAGAGACATAGTGTATACAGAGTATATGCTTGAGCATGACCTGACATGGGAACAAATGCAGCAGCAGATTCATGTAGATGAGATGCTCAAGCGTGTTGCTCACATGGAATGGCAAGACGAACAGCGTACAGCATGGATGAGTGGAGAGTCACCACAGTACACAGTGCCAGAGGATTGTCCTTTCTGATGTGTGTGGCAGTGCCACCCTCGACAGCACATTGCGTTGGAGCATCTAGTGCAACTGAGAACATGTAAGTCCACACATCTCTGGATCGCATAAGACTTTCAAGGTGAGCGATGCACTGCTCTTTAAGTCGAACTTAAGCAGCGATCCAGTCCCTACCCAGTTCGCGTGGCGGGGGGTCGTTTAAAGGAGTCCCAGAGAGCTAATCTATAAAGTATGGGTAACGCGAGCGAAAAAATAAAAAAATTTTCTAGTAAAAAATGCCACAGGTAATTTTCGAGACAGATGATTGGAGTACAATGATATTCCTGTTCACAAATATAGACGAACCTAATCATAATGGTAAGGCAATGACTCGTGCTGCCCTCAGAGAGTTTATTGCAAGGCAACCCATAGACAGTTGTGTAGAACCTATCAACGTCCATTGGAATAAATCTGACACCCACACATATTGTGTTGTAGCATGTTCCAGAGAACGTGTTGGAGTCGATATTGAATATATGAAGAAACGTCCCTATGAGAAGTTATCCCAGAGATGGTTTGATCCTACAGAGGTTACTGATGACATGGAGATCTTCTATGACATCTGGTGTCAGAAAGAAGCATACACTAAATGGAAGAAAGAAAGACTTGCAGACAATATCAGAGAAGTAGTTACAAGACCTATGATACCTTTAGAGGATTTACCAGACAATGTTGTTGGTTATCTATGCACTTGACATTGTGTGAGTTTCAAGATATAATAAATAAATCAACATCTCCTTTTCTCTTATGCGTTACGTTCTATATGACGATTCTTTTGACGAAGTAGGTACATATGACAGTATCTACGATTTACGTAAGTTTCTCTGCGATAGAAAGTATGAGGTAGACTGTGATAAGGATATAGGAGACACTTTTGATTATATTAAACATATCAAATGGCACTTTGATATTAAACAAGACTAGGAGGAACAATGTCAGGAGATTACTTTTCACATACAGATAGAAGGTATGATGAGATAATAGAGAGGTTAGATGCACTTGAGAAGAAGGTGTCTAACTCTAAACTCCTCATGAAGAGAACTGTAGATGGCGAGTATGAGAGACTCGTTGATGTTGTAGTGGAACATGATAGAACTATTACAGAGATTGTAGAACATACTGTCGGAACTCTGACAGAAGGCGATGATACGAATTGGTAAGAAAATACTTGAAGGACTAATCCTAGCAGGAGTCATCATTGGATTCGGAGTGATATTCCTGTTTGAGGCATTGGATCTATTTCTAGTGCGACCAATATATCAGAGATTGTTTAAAAAGAAAAAACCGCGTCGTACCCCGCGTAGGTCTCTAAATAGATAAGAGATATATCAGAAAAACTATGCCCGCTGTCTCAAGAAAAGGTGATTCCCTTAGCACAGGTCATGGGTGCGTCGGGTCGACCACCCTGAGCACGCCTGGTCAGTCAACTGTCAAGGCAGATGGAATCCTTATCGCAAGAGTAGGAGACCCAACCGTATCTCATGCCTTTCCACCCGATCCACCATGTGCTCCACATGTTGCAACGGTAAATGCAGGATCCCCTAATGTATATGTGGAAGGTGTTAAAGTTGCTCGTATTGGCGATAGTGCTGATGCAGGAGCAATGACTGGGGGAAGTCCAACCGTATTCGCAAATGGAAATTAATTTATGGCAATGACATGGAACACTGGAAACAGTATTGAATCGAAACCAAAGAAAACAGCACAGGGTCGTGGTCAACACACGAAGTATAGTGCTACATCACGTAACAAAGCAAAGAAGAGGTATCGTGGCCAAGGCAAATAGAATAGTTGACGGTAAAAGGAACGCTAACATTCCAGTTGATATGTCTGATCACTTCTACGATCATGGTAATGAGTATTGTAGATACTTAATTACTGATCCTCGTAGTGACAGACAAGGTAAGAAACGTAAACCATTCGAGAAACTAGTATAAATAACAATTGATAAAGAATTGTTTCATTCGGGATGTCTTTGATATCAAAGTCTTTTAGAGACTTTAGCTTAACATTTGAAAAGAATGCTGTGACAAATGATATATTGTCACTTAAGAACGAAGCTGCAATCAAAGAATCAGTCAAGAATATTGTTTTATACAATTTCTATGAGAAACCATTTGACCCATTCTTCGGTGGGAACATAATTGGTTTGTTATTTGAGAACTCTACACCTACCATGGAGTTAGAGGTGAAGCGTAGAATTGAAAGATCTGTTGAAATACATGAACCTAGAGTTACAGCAGTATCTGTAGATGTAGACTTTGAACCTGATCGTAATGAATTGAATTGTCAAATTAACTATTTGATCTTAGGTATCAATCCTAAGTTTGATGATATTACTGTAGCATTCAAACCATAATGGCATTTAATCAAGTTAATGCCCTTGAGTTCAACGAAATCAAGGCACAAATTAAAGAATACCTAAGATCTCAGTCACAATTTAGTGATTATGACTTCGAGGGGTCATCTTTGACTGTGCTTATTGATGCATTAGCATACAATACTTACTATACAAGTGTAAATGCGAACCTTGCAGTCAATGAAGGGTTCTTAGAAACGGCAGTTTTGCGTGAAAACGTTGTAAAACTTGCTCGAATGATTGGTTATACACCAAAATCAGCACGTTCTGCACGCACTACATGTAATATTTCAGTTCAAACCGCATTTCCCTACCCAAAATCAGTCACAATAGCTGCAGGATTGGTTTTAAACTTCACAGGATTAGATAATAACAACTTTGTCTTCTCAATTCCTAGTGATATTACGCAATCCGTAGACAGTTTGACAGGAATTGCAGCGTTTAATGACACAGTTTTGTATGAAGGATTATATTTAACAGATACTTTTGTAAAAAATACAGCAGAAAGACAGAGATTTATACTTACAAACGATAGAGTTGACACAACTTCTATGATTGTACAGGTAACTTCTGGTACAGTTACAGAAAAATACTTGCAAGCAACAGACATTACTAAGATAGATGCTAATTCTAAGGTATTTTTCTTAGAAGAAAGTGAGTATCAGATACCAGAAATACTATTTGGTGACGGAGTTATAGGAAAAGAACTCACAAATGGCGATGTTGTAACAGTAAGATATACAACATCATCAGGAAATGGAGCAAACGGACTAAAAGTTTTTGAAAATATCGGAACATATCGTGATAATGTAGGAAATGCGATATCTTCTGGCATTACAATTACTGCAGTTTCATTCCCAGACGGAGGATCAGCACCAGAAACTACGGAATCTATCAAATTTAGTGCTCCAAAATTCTATTCTGCGTTCGGTAGAGCAGTTTCTACGCAAGATTATGAGGCAATCATACCTCAAATCTATCCAAACGTGTCATCCATCGCATGTTATGGTGGAGAAGAAGCGGAACCTCCCGAATTTGGTAAGGTATTTTTGGCAATCAAACCAAAAAATGCTGATAAATTGTCACTTTCTGAGAAAAACTCTGTTTTAAAGAAGCTCAGAGAGTATTCTGTTGCTGCAATTCAACCTACAATCATTGATCCATCCATATTATACGTAGATTTGGTAAGTTTTGTGTATTACAACCCCAATAATACACGCAGAACTCCTGCAGAAATCAAAAATCTTGTAATTACTACACTAACTGCACTTAATTCTAGTGGTGAGTTCAATAAATTTGGTGGTAAGTTCAAGTATTCTAAGGCACAAAACATTATTGACGATTCAGAAAGGTCAATTACAAGTAATATTACTCGTATAATGATGAGAAAGAATATTACAGTTGATCTAAACCAACGTGTGAACTATAAAATCTGTTATGGAAACAGAATTAATCAACAAACATCTACAGATCCTGCTATTATCAAGTAGTGGATTCAAGATTGTAGGTGATGATGTCAATACTTATTATCTAAATGACGATGGTAGCGGTACACTTAGACTTTACTACGTCAAAGGAACTGGTGAGTTTGAATATATTGATGGATTGTGGGGAACAGTAGATTATGACATGGGTGAAATTGTAATTAATGATCTAATTATACAATCTACTGTTGTAGCAAACAATGTATTACAAATAAGTGCTACACCTAAATCTAATGACCTTGTTTCTCTTCGTGAAACCTATATCACTATGGGTATAGATAACTCAGTCATTACTGTAGTAGAAGATACTATCAGTAGCGGTTCAAATCTATCTGGAACAGGAGTAATTCCAGAATCTAGCTATTAATCAATATGACCAATAGTTCTTGGAGAGTTGGCTCGTGGACGACCCCTACTACAACGGTTACACAACCACCCGTACCGTCAGAAGTCAGTCCAGAGTCCAGATCTAAAATATCAAACAATATCGCAGGACAATTCCCTTCTTTTATAAGGGATCAATTTCCTACGTTCATTGATTTTGTCAAGGAATACTATAGATCACAAGAATTAAAGGGATATTGCTTTGATATAATTCAAAACTGGTCAGATTATTATAATATTGATAATTATAGAGACTTAGTTACCACTACAACACTAATTTCTTCACTTACAACGTCATCAACTACAGTTGACGTCGAATCTACACGTGATTTTCCCGATGAGGGACTTTTATTGATCGAAGACGAGATAGTATACTACCAAAGTAAGGGTGCAACGCTATTTCAGACGTGTGCAAGAGGATTTAACGCTGTAAAATCAGTTGGATTGGCATCTGAGTATAAATTTGAGTCTACAACTGCTGCTACACACAGTTTAGGCACAGAAGTTGTCAATTTAAACAATATTTTCCCAATTTATATGCTTGGGAAGTTTAAAGAACAGTTTTTAGCGACATATCCAAAGAATTTTGCAACTGGAGTTACAGAAAGCACCATAGTTAAGCGAATTAAGGACTTTTACTCTTCAAAAGGGACAAGTAGGTCATTCCAGTTCGTATTAAGAACATTATTTGGTGTTGAGTCTCAAGTATCTTACCCTAGAGAGCGAATATTCAAACCTAGCGACGCATTTTACACTTCTAGGGAGATTATTCGTGCAGTTGCGGTTTCTGGCAACCCAATTGATCTTGTTGGACAAGTATTATACCAAGATAACGATCCTAACGACCCAAATGTCTCTGCTGCACGTATTTACGTAAAAGGAGTCGTAGAAGTCTTTACAAGTGAAGGATCTATCTTTGAAATTGATGTAGATACCAATAATTCACTTGGAACTTTCGTAACTCCATACAAAACTGTTCTGGCACAAGATTTAGGTGCTAATTTGACTGATAATGTGGTTACAGTCGATTCTACACTTGGATGGCCAGAAACAAACGGTAAATTTAGGATAGAAGACGAAATAATCAGTTATACTGATAAAACAGTTAACCAGTTCTTAGGATGCACCCGTGCAGTTGCTCCAACAACAAATGTAGCACATGATGCAGGACAGGAAGTGTTTGCTGCGTTTAAAATCTACGGAAACTCAAATATAGACAATTCAGAAATACAATTAAAGGTATTTGGTGGAACTAGAGGTGTAACTCTTAACAGTGGTGGAAGATACTACTTACCTCAATCAAAAGTCACTACACCGACTGCACCTGGCTTTGATAGTATTGATCCTATATGGGATAGTTACATATACAATGTCAGACGTGCTCTCAGAGGGTCTTCAGCGACTCTAGGAGCGATTGCACAGGATAACTCGGTTAGAGTTACCGTTGTGACTAAAGAGAAGCATAGATTGGTTAGAGATGACTCTGTTAGAATATTAAATGCTGAAGAAGACATTTACAACAATAGTCACACCGTTATAGGTATTGTCGACGACTTTACGTTTGAATTTATTTTATCCACACCTCCTGCCTTTGGAATATCTGGTAAAGAGTTTTATATTGCTAGAGAATTTGCATTTGGTAGTTCTGATGATACATCTATCAATATTGCAATCTCAGGAACTACTGGAGACGTCCAAAACACATATAAGTCGTCAACTGATGCAATAGTCGCTAGTACAGGTATACCAACACATAAGATAGGACCTTTTGCCTCAACAGACTTAGATCCTGGCAATCAAAGGTATTTGAAACGTATTCCTCTTACACCTACTATAAAATCAGATAAAATTGCAACTCCAATAGGTCAAATTGGTATTGCTGCAAATGGTGTCCCAATATTCTCATATAAGTCTAATACTAAGAAAAGGTATGGTGGATTAAAATCTATCGAAAGAATTAATGGTGGATCTGGTTATGATATCATAAACCCTCCTACTGTAGAGTTTGAACCTCCATATCAATTGAATACAGAATATGGGTCTGGTATTAGAGTAGAATATGGAGGAAATAGATATAGGTCATTAAATGCGGGAACATCTTCCACAACTGCATATCCTACACATACAGTAGGTGTTATATTAGTTGGTGGAATCGAATGGGAATATGAAGGAACCTCCGCAACTGCGAGTGTTGTTATTACAGGTTCCGTAACTGCTATCAACGTTACTAGCGGAGGAAGCGGATTTACTACAGAACCTATCGTTTCTATAACAGGTGGTGGAGCAACAAGCGGAAATCAAGCATTTGCTTCCGCACAAATTACGGATGGATCTGTAACAGGTGTCACTATAGTCAACGGAGGAAGCGGATATACTAGCGTTCCGACAGTAACGATATCTGGTGGAGGCGGAAGCGGAGCAACTGCAGTTGCAGTTTGTAGAGGTCCTGTAGACAGTATATCAATTGATACCGCAGGATCACAGTATACGTATGAACCAACTATCAATCTAATCAGTGGAAGCGGTGCTGTTGCGTATCCATCAATTCTAAATGGAAAAATAGAAAGTATTATTGTTACATTTGGTGGTAGTGCATACTTCGGTCCTCCTGATGTTATTATTACAGGAGATGGAGTTGGTGCAACTGCATTTGCCACAGTTGACTTAAGCACAAACATAGTTACTGGTATTACAGTATCAAGTAAAGGTATTGGGTATACTGCGGGTGCTACAAGGGTTGACATTGTATATCCTGGTTCTGGTGCACAGTTCCAAACTAAACTTACAGAATTAACTGTAAACGAAGCAGCAACAGGAAATGAACTAGGAGATAGTAACTTTGTATCAGCTAAGACTACAGACGTTAATGGTGGTGCTGTATTCCAAGGTGAAAACTATTTGATATACGGTGGAGAGTATGGTTATCTCTACAATCCTAAACAAATTAGATTCTTACTAAAAGATAGTATTAATGAAGCTCTAGCGGAATTACCTCCTACAGTGCACTCACCTATTATTGGTTGGGCATATGACGGACATCCAATTTACGGACCTTATGGATATGAGGATCCAGAGAATACTTCACCATTTAATTCATATAAACGTATCCGTAGCAGTTATAGACCAAAGACTTCTAGAGATGCTCTTCTAAGCGGTCTTACAGACCCTCTAGGGACTTATATTGAAGATTATGAGTATGTGGAAGGTTTAGGTGATTTGGATCGTTATAATGGAAGATATTGCGTAACTCCAGAATTTCCAAATGGAGTATATGCGTATTTTACAACTATTACAGGAACTACTGGTTTTCCCGCATTCCCATATTTTGTAGGACCTAATTTCTATGGTCAAGCAGATGCAGTAAACTGGAATGGTAATGGATTACAGAAAAACTTTACAGAAGACGCAATACGTTACAGAGCTCCATATATCGGTGTTGATAACATTGTAGCAAAGAGAAAGCAATTAGATAACAAGGTTGACTTCTTCCTTGCATTAGAAGATAGCACTACTCTTATTGTAATGGAGACTGGTGAGACACTTACATATATTGAAGATGGTATTGGATATTATAGTTACTATCCGTTTATTAGAGGTGGCACTGCGGATTCTTTAAATGTAGCATCTACAAACAAGTTTTCTTCTAAGAATGTTGATCAATACCTTGTAGAAGGTGGTGGTAAAGAGTATAAGGTAAATGATAGACTTACATTCGATAATACAGGAACTGGAGGAGAAGGTGTAAGTGCTATTGTTTCTCAAGTAGAAGGTGTAGCAGCTTCTAATGTTAATACCTTTACAGGAACTTATGATGATCTTTTTGTCAACATATTAACTACTACCGCAACAAACTATCTACAAGCAGGAGATGTAGTTAATATCTCCGTAACTGATAATTCATATACTAGAACAATTAACTCTAAAGTTATTAATGGTAATTACCACTTTGGGTATTTTACTTTATCAAGTGCAAAACTGTTAGAAGCATGGGCATCTGGAACTTCATATTCGCAAGGAGATTTAGTTTACGTTGCAAATAG